ATATTTTTTTTGATTTTTCTATTTGCTTATAAACGTATCTAGTTGATATATGTAGTTGATTTGCTATTTCTGGGGGGTCTAATCGTTCAAAGAAAAAAAGTGATAATATTATTTCACTTGTTCCCACCATGTCCGGCCATAGTTGTGTTATTCTATCATGGCAGGGGTTATTTTGTGGCGTTTCCTTCCCTGGCTCAACTTCAACGTGCCGGACTATCCATTCCATCGGTGGGCATAATTCTTTACATGAGGCGAACTTGGGGCACATCCCGCAGTTCCAATTTGTTAATAATGTGTCGTGTTTTTCTTTTGTTTTGATTTTGCGGCGTTTGTTTATCTTGAGCCGCTCTTTGCTTTTATTGATTGTTGGGCAATGCGTTATTTGCATGGCCGCTTTATACCGCCATCTCCCCCCCCAGTCAAGCGTTTTCTGTGTGATTTTCACCCGTTTCGGTGATTTTCACCCACACCTCGGACTAAATAGCTAATTTCATTACTTTATTTTTTGTTTGCCTACCCTGTTCTGGGCTGTTTTTGGCCATTTTACAGGTGATTTTCACCATGACGCGCTGTTTTATGGGGCCCAGATAATTGTTTATTTTATGCCTTAACTTATTGATTTGCTTGTATATTGCTATTTATTGTTATAATTATCATATTATGGCATAGCTGTTGCTCTGTATAAAGATAAAAAACGAAGCTGCGCTATCGGCACGACGGGCAGAAAGAAGGGAATGAAAATGGAAATGCGACAAATTACAGCATCAGTTAAAAAAGATTTATTGCGAGCAGGATTTGACAATAACAACTTATCTGTCCACCGAGGGAAGGGCACGGCTGCTTTTTGGATTTATGTCAACCTCGATATTTCGCGCGCTCCCGGGTGCTCCTGTGGTGAGCCAGATCAATATGGCCGACGCGAAATATGCCAGTGTTGCAAAGATAAGTGGTCACATGTTCACCAAGTTGTCCAAAAAATTGCAGTAAAATCCAGTGGGCGGGATGATTGTAATTTTGATCACCAGTGTATTTGTTTGCAACTCATGTTCAAAAATTAATTATTGGAGGCAAAACCATGAAAAAAACAGGAAACATAATACGGGACATGCACAATCGGTTAGAGGAGGCATGGGAGGTGTTACAGGCATCTGGCCGCGAATTCGACCCAGCGGTTACTCACGATCAAATCAGCGTGGGTGCTGTAGAGGATTTACTGGCCCTGGAGGTTGGTGAATCCACGTTTGTCGAATGCGACGTTACGCGCATTAAATGAGAGGCGCATTATGGCTATAACAGGAAATGGGACACGTGTCCTGCAGGATTTAGAGCAGTGGGCATCAGGGCATGAAACATCATATGAAATAGCTCTGGCGATTTCAGAAATTTGCCGAACCCCGCGAAAAATGCAGCGGGTTTGGGAGACACCTACAAAACGAGAGGAGAAACAAATCCTCGACGCTGCTTGGGCGCTCGCCGGCGACGAAGATACTTTGTTTTGGGGATGTGAGCGAATAGAGCGCAGCTAAAAAACACCCACCGCCGGGGATGCCGGCGGAAGGAGGAATCACCATGACAGTAACCGAATTTATAGAAAAATATGGAAAAAATATCCCCGAGGGGGCCACGGTCTGTGACCCAACACATAAGCCAGAGTTGTTTTTTGTCGCGCCGTCCAGGGCTTTTGTCGAGGACGCACTGGCAGAGACCGGTGCGAATACCATGTATCGGGATCGCACCATCGAGAGAGGGTTTGTTTCCCACGGAGATACGGTGTATTTTCCAGAGGGGACAACATCTCTGGAACTGAACGAGGACAGAGCATATCTGCCGCTATGGGAGATATACGAGACCATAAACTTGAGAGCGGACGGGAATCCGCTCCCGATCCGGTATTACCAGATTGAGGAGGTTTTTCCCGATGACTACGACGGGGATGCGGCAACCATTCAGTTTAAAAAAACATACGTGGAGGAATCGAAATGAAAAAAACTTGTTTACACTGCGGCTATCAATGGACGCCGCGCATTGAGACCGAGCCGCGGGCCTGCCCTCGCTGCAAATCAGCACGCTGGGCGGAGCCGAAGAGAAAGGCCGGGAGGCCGAAGTTGAAGTAACACCACGGGGGAGGCTTTATGCCGCCCCCCTTTTTTGTCGCCTTCCTGGGGCAGCCTAGCGTGAAACGCCGGCATTGCCAGGCTATGCCACACACCTCACGCCACTCTACCTTACTTTACTGCACTTTACTGCACTTCACCGCTGCTTCACTGTACCCCACACTACCATACCGCTACCGCACCGCACTCTACCGGACGTAACCATTACTTAACTAGATGATATTACCTCGAAATTCCCGTAACCCCCGTTACGAAACTGACCAAGTCCCATCAGTCTGCCATACTCAAATAACCGTATAATAATCGTTTCCGTAACCTCCTTATGTGGCAGTAACACAATAGTAAAATCAATCTCTTTGCCCGCTTTAATATAATCACTACGAGCAAGCGTAACGCGTGGCCCTTGCATTGTCATTGCGCGTAGTGGGCGCTCAATAACACCATCCGGGTCCATCTGCCCAAGATAAAGCCTACGGGGAGAAATAAAAACGTAATTATCAATTTTTGACCGTAGCGCCTTGATTTTTATCTCATCTTTAAGCACATTACCGGCGTTCTTTAAAAATCCTTTAATCATATAACTGTAAATGAACAGGCCGTTTTCGTCGCTGTGGAAGCCAGTCCAACCTTTTTCCTCGACCTTTTCCACCGTCAAATACTCCTCTTCTGTTTCACTTTCCGGTTTTTTCGACTCAATGTACGTTTTATAAACGTCCGGATCTTTCGTAACTGTACCTAACATCGGTTCTAATAATCTAATCTTCATTTTCAATTCGTTCATTTTACACTCTCCTTTCTTAAGTTTTGCTTTATTACTTTATGTGTTAACTCTCGACAAGTCGCCGGCATCCCGTTTGTCTATTCGCGCCCGGAGCCTATCGTTTTGCTGGTGCATCTCGATCAGTGCCGCCTCGACCTGGCGGCAATGGTCGCCTCATTTATTCAGCGCTTCAGACAGAAGCAGGATCGCGGCGTTCTCTGGTTTTGTCATCTCATTTTCTCCTTTTGCTCACGTGGCTGAACTCGCCGGCTAAAGAAACGGAGAGGCTTAATCTCCCATGCCCCCAGCTTGCTAAAATTGATTCTGTGGCTTAAAACGCCCGGTAACCCCCCCTATAATCCATTTGTTTTTCCCCATCCGGTATGGATGTAGGTCACAGGTTATCGTCTGGCAATCCTCAACAGCCCAAGAACTGCCGCCCATGCAGTCAACACAGTTTCTTCTGATGGCCTTGACGTTACCCTTGCCCCCCAGCCGGTGTTTAAACAGCGCGCACGGCTTCTTGGTTGCCATGACCATTTCCCCACCGCAATCGGTTATAATTCTAGTCAACGCACTATTGACGCATTTCTGGCAAAAATTCCTTATTGCCCTCCCTGATGTTACATGTTCTTCCACGTTTTGACCTCCTTAAGCGTTAACGTTCGACATCCTACCCAACACCCTCTTGAGGATTAAATACCCGATTAAATCCAGTTCGGAATCTTCCCCGGCATCGTGTCCTCGGGCAATCCGGGATAGTTTGTCGTCAATCCGGACGTTAAGCCCTTCTTCCGGTGTCGCCCGACTGAATATCCGCACCGGATCGGCAAAACTATTCCCATATTGTTGATTTTTGGAGATCAGCATTTGTTTCACATTTTCACACTCAACGTCTATTAATTCTGGTATGGTCATTTTTCCCAAGTTTTTTTCCTCCATTTTTATCAAGGTTCTCCGGGAACCTTGGGAACCCCCTATAAATAGGGGGGTTCCCACGGTTCCTTCGGTTCCCAAAGGGAACCCAAGGAACCAAAAGGTAAAAAGTTCCCCGAGTTCCTTTAGTTCCCAATGGGAACTAAAGGAACCTTTTTCCGTGTTTTGGTTCCTATGGTTCTTTTAGTTCTTCCACACATAACCACTTAAAATTGTTATTATTTTCTTATTTTCTAGCTGTTCTTGCGCTTTTTGAAATGTTTTATTTTGCGCTCTGGATTCTCCCGCGCTGATTCCCAACCTAAAACATTCATTTTTCCAATCCTCAATGCGTGTTATTTTACAATTTGGCAAAATTGCACCATGCATAACATCCAAAATCTCCGAAGGTGGATAAATTCCTCGTTCGCGAATTGTAATATCTAACGCCAAAATGGCCCTTTCTTGAGTCTTAGAATGTTTAATCGGTTTATCATTTTTCACGTTTTTTTCAAACTCTTCCGTTCCCTCCGGGTCAAATTCCGGTACAAGAGAGGTGACAGGAAAACCATCAACGGTTAAAAATCCGGTGTCAACCACATCAAACTGAAAAACCATTGGCGGAAAAGGCTCATCATCTTTTTGTCTTTCGCAAATTAAAACAAACTTTTTATCCTCTTTCAGCCGGACAACTTTAAACATGGAATCCGTCGCGCCAGTTAATGCAATTGCCCCACGCGGCCCTCTGGCCTCATCTTTACCGGTGTGATGAATAATAATTACCTGCGCCCCGGTTTCCTCGATTAATATACCGGCTGCGATGACCACTTTACCCATATCGGATGTGCTGTTTTCGTCGCCGGTCATCGACCGAGCCAGGGTGTCCAGGACAATTATTCCCGGTTTTTGCGGCAATTCAGTAATCATATTAATTAATTCACGCCTCTGGCTATCCTCGTCAATGAGGCATGGCATAGGTAATAAAGCAAACGTGGGAAGATTAACACGGCGTTTTTGCTTCCAAGCTTCAATCCTCTTAAGCATTCCAGCTTGGCCTTCCGCCGCCAGGTATAAGACCGGCTTTTGTTTTACTTTCCGCCCATGCCAAGGTGTCCCGGAATCAATCGAACAACAAATATCCAAAACGGTAAAAGACTTTCCGCCAGATGGTGGACCGAACACAACGGAAAGGGCGGAACTTTCTGGCAGAATTTTGTCAACTGTCCAACCCATTTTTAACGTCTGGAGAAATCCTGCGTGAAGCTCCGAGCCAATCAAAACACGCCTGGTATATTTATTAGTGGATTGTTTAAGTTGGCGTCTAACCTCATCAATTCCCTTTTCAGCCGCTAAGTCATTAAAATCAGTCCCTTTTAATCTTTTTGGATAAACAACCTGCCGTTGTGTCGCTATTGCCGCAGTTAATCCCGGGTTGCCTTTTGTATCACGATCATCGTCCGCCGCGACAATTACGTTATCCGGTAAAAGCGGGGAAACTGTTTTTAGATTACCGGCTGAAAACGCAATATAAACAGTTGCTCCGGTGGCTTCATGGATAGTTGCGCCGGTGGCATAACCCTCACAGAGATACGAGAATTTTCCAGTTCCGGGAATGGTATGATAATACCCGGCAACTGCCCCGCCCGGCCAATTCCACTTATCGCCTGACGCGGTTATTTTCTGAACAGAATGCAGCAATCCGTCTTTATCCATCATGGGAATAATTAAATCACCTTTGTGGATTTTAATACCATACGCTTTTATACCTTTTTTTTTCAGGTAGGGATGATTTTCCGGTTCTTTAGCTTCCGCCCAGACCTTTGCCACTTCTTCCCGCGCCTGCGTGTGCATCCGTTCACGATCATCACTAACCTTACGGCGGATCTGCTCCATGCGGATTTCGTGATCTTCACGCTCACGCACCGACATTTCCGCACCGCGATAACACCACGTCACGTTTTTTTCCATGGATTTCCAACAACCAAAGGCCCCGGCGGGATTGGATTGGTGGGGATGGTAAATATACCAGTCCACTTTATTCTTGCCGTAACGGTGAATCTCGCCATCCTCAATGATATTTTCCGGACGGTTAAAGCCGCACTCGGCTATGAAGTCCCTGAAGGCGATGTCCGGCGGTATTTTGTTTTCTTCGTATTGTGGCTTGGCATCATTAAAATCAAAGGATATAATTTTACCCATTCCAGCACCTCTCCCCCCAGCTACACCATTGACACTGGAAAAAATCAGCAGACGGATACTCTCGCGGTAGTAATTCTCCAGCTTCACAACACTGAATAATCCGCGCCGCCCGGTCGCTCGCCTCCTGAGCTGCAGATTGGTCAAAGGGGATGTCCTCATGATAAAGGCTTGAATCGTCCTTATTAATTACTGTCCAGAGCGCCGGATTTTCCGTCAGGTTCATATACGCCATATAAATTATTATTTGGGTATAGTAGGTAATATTCGTTTTCCGCACTTTATTCTTTTCAAACTCCCGCCATTTCTTTGCGGATGCTGTTTTGCATTCCCATAATCGCGGATACGGTCCGAACTCTTCTGGGCCTCCGACAATCACGCCATCAATATGGCCTCGAATTTTCCTCTTGCCAGTGATAAAGCCGAATTGTCGTCCCTCTGCGTCAGCTGTTCTTAGGTCAAGTCCCGCCTTCCGCAACCATTCCGCCGCTAAATCTTCCAACGCATGACCAATAGCGAATGTTCGCATTAGCTGGCCGGTGAACGGTTTATCTTTTGGCACATTTAATACTTCGTATTCCAACGCCCTGGCGCACTCATGCCCCAACCTGGACGCACCCAGATAGTCACGAGGCTTTTCTGGATGAGCGGTTAGAGCCGCATCAATTAACTCATTGAGTCGGTCGCCCCGCGTCCGTGAATGATTAAAGTCCAAGACCATATCTTCCCATCCTTTCTGTTTATGAACTCCCGTGAGGTGGCACGTTTCACATAAACACTCTAAATCACTATCTTTTTCCCTGTAAAACCGATACCGTTTATGATGCACTTGAAGTTTTTCCGTCGCTCCGCATATAGCACATTGCGGATGAGATTGGCGAAAATCCTTTGAACGTTTACGCCAATGGCCAGAGGCATAATAATCAGAAAGGTTCATAAGGTCTTTCAGTGTATTTCCGCCAAACTTCGTCTGACGCCTTTAACTCCCTAAGAGTTTCAAATTCACTTTGTCCGCACTTTTTCCAGAAGTGAAAACGCGGATCTGAATCGAATGGGATAACCAGAATGCCCTCTGCATTAATAGACGGTTCGGTGAATTGCGCTCCAATGTCCGGTAGAATCGAATTGGCACAGGCGATACAGAGTTTTTCAACTTCCTCTTTATTGTATTGGTCAACCGGCTTGCCGACTAAACCTGCTTCCGTTAATTCTTTTCCTAAAAAAGCATAATCAATACGCATACCTAAACACCTCCGGTTCAATGTATTTCTTATTCCATAAAAAATTTAAAAGACAAGACGCTTCGTACTTTCGCAAATTAAAATCATTCCGTGCATTATATCCTGCTTGCTGCAACAATTCTAACTGCCTGAATGATGGTTGATCTTTCAACCACCGTCTGCTCTTAGTGGCTGCCTCCGTGTCTTCGTTCATCCGCATAAAATCATCACCGGCAGCTAGTGATTGAAGCTTCGCACCGATGGCTAACTGGCGAATCTTCTCATTTTTCTTTTTACCCAATGTAATCCAATCATGGCCATTGGCACTTGCCGTGACAACCCAGCCAGAAAATCCACTGGCAACCAGAACCTTCCCGGAACCGAATATATCCGCCCACTTAAAAGGTGAGCGCTTGAGTAAATCCACTTCCATCATTATAACATCAGCCGATTCTTTCTCTTCCTTACCACCTCGCATAACTGGATATTCATAACCGCAAACCGGACATTCACGGGTCTGCGCCGGAATCATGGTTTGACAACCAGGGCATTCTTTCTTTTCGCCTTCCTGTAATTCCTGATCATCAAACCTGACGCCCTGCTCAAGATCACCATGCACTCGGAGAGATTCACCAAAATCTAGAACGATGCAATCTCTCTTGATAATTCCCGGATGAATCTCTGGATCAATAACTCTTAACCCGCGTCCAATTTGTTGAATTAAAGTTGACTTAAAAGAGCATGGACGCAATAGAACTACGCAAGAAACAGGAGGGCAGTCATATCCTTCCATTAAGACGGCAACATTGCAAATAACCTGTGTATCGCCAAACTCAAACTTCTTGAGGATTTCCGCCCGGTTTGGCGTATCGCCAAAAACGCAATCTGCTTTAATCCCATTGGACTGAAACAGATAACAAACGTCCTGCGCGTGTTTAATAGTGGATGTGAAGATGATGGTTTTCCGGTCTCCGGCAATATTTTTCCATTCCCTGAACACCGCTTCATTAACAGGACGGGTATCCATAATTGTTTCAACTTCGGATAGGTCAAAATCACCCCCCGCTGTCTTACGGATGTTTTTAATTTCATCGGCCAAGCCAGGGAGCGTTGCAATAAACGTCCGCGCAGGCACAAGAAAGCCAAGATCAATTAACTTTTGCATGGTAATTAAATCGCAGACATTATCAAACGTGGGTTTGAGGCCCCGTTTGTCTCCCCTGCTTCCAGTTGCCGTGAATCCAGCAATTAGACAATCAGGATTTTTATCCCGCGCCGCTTCGATAATGCGCTGGTAGGTGTCCGCCCTGCTATGATGTGCTTCATCGACGATCAACACATCCAGAGCGGGCATATCGGTCATGTTGCCATTACGTCCTAATGTCTGCGCCATGCCAAAAATAGTATCTCCGGAATAGTCTTTTGTGCCTAATCCGGCAATGGATGATGTTCTTTTTGGATTAATAAGATGAAATTTGTGGCGATTCTGGTCAACCAGTTCTTCCCTGTGTTGCAAGATCATCTGCCGCCCCTGCAGTTCAGACAAGAGCCATGAAATCATTAGGGTTTTACCCGAACCCGTTGGGGCAATAGCCAGAGTATTATTATACTCTGACAATGCCCTTAGAGCCTTTGTGACTAATTCTGATTGATACGGACGGGGTATTGGCATCCCTCACCTCGCCCACTCCGGAACCGCACTGGCAACAGGGGAGGAGGGTGCTGTTCCTGCCACATGCGGAACTGGATTTGACGGCTTTTCTCCGCCGGGGAGAATTGTTTCACCTCCCATAACACGGGCGTAATTAGCATGATCGGGAGTAAGTACCCGGGTAATTTTATTCTTGTCGTCATAACCGTCTTTACCCTTTTCAATGCCAATTTCTACGGCAAACTCTAGTTCCACCAAATCTCCCCATGACTGAATTCGACGCGCCTTTTGTGCCTTTTCCGATTCATCTTTCGGATTAATTCCGCGCGCTGATTCCAACATCGAACGAATAAATGACCTGGTAATGTTTGCCGCTTTTTCATGACCGTCTGTCGTGCCACCAACTCCGGCATTTTGGAAAATCTTGCGTTTTGCCATAGGAGTGGATACAATGGTGAACTCCATATTAAGATATTCAAATCCTGTTGAGGCACGAGTAATCCATATATCCCCTTGTTCTTTTCCAGGTCGAATAGCCGCAATAACTTTAGCATAGGTTTTCGCTGGAATTAAATCTCCACTCATCTGCGGTGCTGCGTCATTAAAATCAAACATTTAAAATCTCCTTTCAGGTTTAGGTCCGTTAATTTTTGCCATTAATTCTCCGAGATGAGGTTTCTCGATCATCTCTAACCTTCCGCTTCTATCCTTTGCCGGGTAGCCCCATTGGTTGACCTGCCCGGTAATAAACGCCCTATATGGATTGCCCTCATCGTCTTTTAGCGCAACCATGCTTATGATCTCATCGAAGATTCCCGGCAACTCATTGCTTGCCTTGCTGCCTTCGATTTGCGGAACCCAGATTGTACGGCCGAAGTCATCCTCTTTGCGATCTAAACCGCCGACAACCCAGATATTTTTATCTGGACAGTGCTGAATCTGTGTGAGCCATTGAACCAACTCCCGCCCAACAAGGCCATAGGCTCCGCGGTTGTCGGCTTTACCCGTTTTATCACTAATTGCTTCTGGCCGTCCTGTTGACCATTGCCAGCAAAGGCGTGACGCGACGGATATTGAGTCCCAGAAAATGATCTCATACTTAGCGAGAAACGCTGGGTCAGTATCCTTTGCCACATAGTCGTAATGCGCCTGGCTGTACGGCTGATCCGCTCGTTTAGATGGATCAGGCCCTGTTACGAGGCACGCCATGTCTCGCGCTTCATCCCATGTTGAAATCTTAATCTGATCAACCGGACAGTCTTGGATTGCTAAATCTCCGCCTTCCAGATCAAGGAACAAGGTTTTCTCCGGGTTAAGCGTCCAGAGTAATGACGTTTTGCCAATTCCAGATGGGCCAAAGACCGCTCCTTTAATATTTCTGGTTTTTACCATTCTTTCTTCCGCGCTGATGATTTTCATACTCTTCCCTCCGAATTAAAAAGAGGCGCTCCCGCGGCGAGGTATTGCGGATGACGGGCCGCTCACCGGATTTCTCCAGACCACAGGATACGCCTCAAATTGTTATTGTTTGATTCCGTCATAGAATCTTACCTCTGGTTTATAATTTAGCATATCGTTAGCTATTTGTCAAGCGGACTTGTCCCTTCCTTTGACAATCCTTGCAAACATCCAGTTGCCGACGGTCCATCCAGACTTTTCCGCACGACCGGCAACGACATTGGATTCTGATTCTACGCTTTTTCATATATACCATCACAAACTAAAACATGGCAACTTGCCGCGTCTCCCGGTCAAATCGCTCCTTTGCAGCCAAGAAGTATGATTCATCTATTTCACATCCCACAAAATCACACCCGAAATAGTGAGCCGCTATGGCGCTGCTGCCACTGCCCAGATGTGTGTCAAGTATCCGCTGTTTGGGGTTAGAAAATTTATATAAAAGAAACTCATATAAAGACACTGGCTTTTGCGTTGGATGGATTTTTTTATCTCTTGGTGCTAAAATAAAACCGCCATTACCACAAAAGCGATAAAGTAATGCCGGAGAATCAAAGGAAGTCCACGCCATCTCAACTTGTGAAAAATTTTCAATCGATCGAACTTTATCCCACACAACAAAACACCTGCACGGTTGCAGTTGGAAATAATTACCACCCCAGATTATTTGATTTTTACTCACTCGGAATAATTCTGTGAAATACTTTTTATCTGGTGCAACATTCCATTGTTTATTGTTTTCTGTGTATAGTTGGTGAAATTTAACAATGGATTTTGTTTCAATACCGCCTCCAGTTTGGATATCACATCTTCTGCCATACGGCGGGTCACATATACAAAGATCAAAAGCCTTATCCGGCAGTGTCGCCATATATTCCATGCAATCAATATTTAAGAGTTCAACCACGATTCATTGCCTGAAAAACCACATCAAAACCGTTCGCTTGATTTCCTGCCGCCAAATCCAGAACGATAACGACAATTCGCGCTTGCATTTGATAATTTTCTTCAGCATATCCCAAACCTTTCCGCCAGTTTAACAGCGCCGTAAACCGCCAGAAAAACGAACGTCCAGGACGCTAGCACAAGTCCCACAACGACGACCAGTCGGGTGAAGCCTCGAACGAAATGACGTGTGTTTAGCATAGTGCCTCCTTAACCATTTTCAAAAATTCAATTAAGTCGTGTTTAGTGATGAGCTTGTGGTCAAGCCACATTTTGCCATCTTCTGGGGAGGTATATTCAAAATTTAGAAAGTGGAACCCGCGATAGCCTTTGCAACCCCTTAGCAAGGTATCAAGTTTTTCAAATTGCTTTTTCTGTGACGCCGTCATTTGATGATTGTACCTCTTTTCCTCAAGTAACAGCCACTGCCCTGTTTTATAATTCTCCCAAATATAATCAAGATTTGTCGTCACAAATCCAAAGCTTGAATCTATACAATCTACTGATGTTTTTTGATTCGGCATTTGACCGCGAACCCATAGGCCAAACTCAGTTGAATGCGAATCATTCCGTTGCCGCGTCATAAAGCCTCGCTTTCGCAATATTGATACTTTCTATGTCAATTTCAACCCCATCAAAAAAACATCCATGTTGCAGCGCAGCCACGCCTGTTGTGCCAGAACCACTGAACGGATCGAGAATGGATTGTCCAGGCAAACAGATTTGTTTTACCAGTGCATACATGCCTTCCACACTTTGCTCCCAGTCATGATTAGTTTTTTCGGGTTGTGGACTTTGGTAAACATCGCCGAATATTTTTCCTTCATATTTTTCATCTAATCCATAGATCAGGATTGGTTTCCACGTCGTATTGACATTGCGGGTTCTAAGCGGGGTTGGTTGATGCGAGGTTAAATAACATGCTGTCCAGTAATAGGACAAGTGCTTGTCCAGGATAGCATAAATTTGGTTCAAATATAATTGCCCGCTCATGGCTATAAGCAATCCGCCAGGCTTCAAAAATTCTTTTGAACGAACTGCCAGCGTTTCCCACAATGGCAGATATTCTTTCGGATAGGGCGGATCAGTAATGATGAAATCATATTGCTTGTCAAGTTTTATTGCCGCTATATCGCCGTGATATATATTCCACCTTTCAGATAATGGAACATCTGCGCCTGTTTGCGCTAATTCTTGACGCGCCTGTTGCCGCTTTTCATTTTTGAGTTCACGCCATGCTTCCTTAATGGTTTTTTCACCGTCCGCTATTGCCTTTGCGGCCTCCGGCTGTTCTTCAACCAACCGTTCAAACTCGTCGGCTATTTTGGCATAGTTTCTGACTGTCTTTGGTGATATCTTGTATTCTTCGGCAAGTTTGGTTTCGGTTTTTTCAAGTGGTAAATTTTGCCACTTGCTTCTATCGCCGCCATAATCCTTCTTTTCCCTGTTATACCGCCTGCCGATGGTTATTTCCCATTGATCCCTGGTGAGGTTCCGACGTGCCAGTTGGTTAGCATCCATCCAATCTTTTACGGCTTCAATATCGGCGAATTCCTTTTCAAGCGTCTCAAAGGTTAAGCCGTGTTCTTGCGCTATTTTATAACGATTATGGCCATCTACGATGTATCCTTGCCATGTAATAAGTTTATCACTGATACCATCGGTAAGGATACTTTGTTCAAGAAGCTCATATTCTTCAGATTTTAGTGGCCAGATGTGCTTTTTAAGTTCTTCGTGTATTTTTACCTGCATTATTTCTCCATTCTTCATGTGAGCAAATCCTTCGGATTGATGTTCAATTTGCCGGCAATCGTCGTTAGCGTCTGCAAAGTCGTTGTTTTGCTTTGCAAAATCTTGCCGTAGGTGGAGTCTGCCATTCCACAGCTACGCGAAAAGGCCATCTTCCCCAGCCCCGTCGCCTTCCGTTCTCTTTCCAGTTTTTTAATATTGACTTTCATGGCTGCTATTATAAGCGAATTGTAACGCTTTGGCAAGAAATATTTTCACGAATACGGCTAATAACGAAAATAATTCTTGACAGGCCGAACTGCCTGTGCTATTCTAGCCGCGAAACATAGAACAATCCCGAAGCGGCGGTCTTCGGCTTGGGCGACCGATAAGCGGTCATAACGCATGACGCACCTGTTAAGCCACAAAAGACCATAAGCCCGTCAGGTCAACGACGACAGACCTGAACACTAGGGAGATCAAGACCCCGGTCGCAAGGGCACACACAGAAAGGAGGACAGGTGAAATATTACAGTGATGGAGAATTTGTATATCCTGCATCATGGTGGCGTGACGTAGCAGATCAAACGGGCAAGCCAATTGTCGTTGAGTTGCAAAAACGAGAACTGGGTGGGGAGTATCTATTTTGCACGAATTGTAGAGATTTTGTGTTGACCGCCGACACATGCGGTAAAAAATGTAGCGCCTATGCGCCGCGAAACGGTAAAAGTGGTTGCTGCCGGTTGGTAACACGTGGATTCACGGGCACCGGGGAATTTTACGAGATAAATGAAAAAGGAAAGATAGGGAGAGTGAAATGAAGGCCGAAACATGGTTTACTGGTATTAGCAATATAAAGGCAGCACTGGAAAAAGGAATGATTGATAAAAAACAAGCAGAAAAACTGATTTTGGCTATTGAGGAGGCCAACAAAAATTTGCAACCGATCAACAACGAATTAAAAAAAAGGAGTAAAGAGAAATGACCAAAGAAGAAGCCGATGAGCTTGCCGCTCTAAAGAATGCATTTAGGCCAATAAAAGAAGTTGTAGGACAATGGAAAAAAGAACATTGGTTTTTTGATTTTAACTGGACAGATCAGTTTGAGCATTTTTTAGGGGTTAAATCAGCGATTTTTGAAGCAGTAAGTCGTTATGAAAGTATTTTAGAAAAAGGAGGTAAAAATGAAAACAGTTTCGATGTGGGCGTATTCAGGAGGTAATCGGGAAATCGGCATCCACGACGTTGAGGCCGAGATGTTCGATAAGCTCCGGCCTGCTTTCGCCGAGGGAAGCACGGATGTGGTAGGGGCCGGATCGTGTTCGATGAGGACACGAGTCTGCTGCTTTTCTTGAAAATAGAGGAGCCGGCATCATGTCTAACTTCATAAGGTGGTCGGCCATCATCGTAGTCACTCTTGCGCTTGTTTTCTGTGGACTGTATTGGGCGCAGACGGTCAAGCCACGCGAGAACATCACAAGCCTGTCCGACGAGGAGTATATCCTCATGGTGCTTAAACTGAAGGGTGCCGATGATTGCGTGCTAACGCCGATCCGAGAGGGAGTCTGGGCGTGCAAAGAGTGGAAGACTGGAAAGGTTTTTATGGTGAGACGATGAAGAAAGGAGGACAATATGACGGAATTTAAAAAGCTAGCAGGGCTTAACGCATTGATCTGTGAGGCGCAGGCGATAGCCATTGAAGTCGAAGCGACGAAAATCGAGAACAGAGAGGCGGAATTGATAAATGAGTATCCGCCATTCACAAAGATAACTTTTATAAGACTAGCGGAAGAAACCAGAAAAATTGCAGAGAAATTCAGAAAATTGGGGTGCGCAAAATGAACTTATATCCACATGATTGCAGTTACTTGAACACAGAATACGGGCGGCGGAAGGCGCAAGAATGTTATGAGATCGAGATGATGAAACGCCTTGATGACGGTGAACAAGAAGGAAATGAATACGTGAAAACGCAAGAAGCCAATTCCCTGTTTTCCGCTCAGGACACCAAAAGCGGGTTGAAGAGGTAGTATGATGCGGAGGGGGCGGGCAACCGCCCCTGATGCAACAATGGTGGCGGACGGAAGAAGGAAAAGTCCGTTGTGGACAATGGCTAAAACAGGGTTATCATCATGGGTGAAAGAATGACCTACTACCAAAAGAACCGGGCCAGGCTTCTGGAGCTAGCCCGGAAATACCGAGAGACAAACAGGGCGGAGATCAACCGGAAACAGCGCGAGCGATATGCAACTGACGAGGAATACCGCCAATATCAGGCGGACTATCGGGATGAATATAGGCGGCTTTACGGGAGGGGTGGGAAATGAACCAGATAGCAATATTAGAATCGTTAATTGAAGTCCTGAAAAAACAGATGGTCATTATCGAGCAGCAGGCGAACTCACTCCATTGCTGCGGGAACTGCAAAAAATATACCGAGAACAGGAATTGCTACAACATGCGTCCTGGATCGTATTGCCGAGATTGGTTCCCAGATGGGTTGATGAGGGAGGATAGACAATGATTGGATTTGGAGGCACAGAAAAAGAAGCGGCATTAAAGATCATTGAGGAATGTTATCAGGCATTTGAAGCAAGAGGCATTCAGGGAATTAACGATCTAGAAAAGAGATATGCAGAAGATGAAGTGAGCAGAGCCTCAGATCGCTATTGTTATTTCTGGGCCATGCACAACAAAATACGTGAGGGAAAAAGCATTACAGAATTTACGATCCATCACATAAACAAAAAGCCCGGGCTGGCTTCAGGCGGACGATCACTGCTTGTCACGCAGTGGATTCTGACCACTGATGAGATCAATGGTGCATTGGTTTATCGCTTGGAAGACTCGTTGAATAATCAGTAAATTCAAATAGAAAGGCAGACAATGAAAAACTTTAAAGTCACAATCCACACCGATTCACTACATGGCGGCGCTCCGTGGATACGGGCCGAAAGGTTTGTTAGTAAGGAGGAAGAGAAATGAATAATCTGACACCAGAGCAACTTGAAATACTCAAGAAACTACAACCGAAGATTATTGAGGCAATGGGCCCAGTTCAGTATGGTGATGACTATGCCATAGAGGTTTTACCAGAACAATGGGAAATAGAAACACAAGGGATAAACAAAAAAGGATTTAATGATTATTACACGACACTTGAGCGTAGTAGGCAAGGATATAATATTCTGTTCATTCCCAAAGGTTTACGACTGGCAGAATCCAGAAAGAGGGCTGTGGGGGATGATAGATTGGAGTAAATACTCCGGTAAGATAATACCAAGCGGAGATTTAGAGGTATGGACAATTACTTATTATGGATTTCACAGGTTTGTTAATGACCCCTTTACTGCACTTCTAAAAGCACTTTGTGAACAGGAGGGATTATGAATCCGTTATTAAACTACGCAAGTTTCGAAGCCAGTAAAAAACTGTTCGAGGCAGGTATTGTGCTAGAAACAGAATTTTACTGGGTTGAAAGAGAAGATTGGTCACATACTAATCTTGACGGATCTTCCAAGAATGTAATGACAATTGACGCGAAAGACAATTGTGATGAATTTGCAATTCCTGCTCCTAATTTTGGAGATGTGTGGAGAGAATCGCCAGGAGACATATTTATTGATAAAAAACGCTATCGGTTGGATATGTGGAAAGTTGATGATGAACTTAGATGCTGTTATGTTTCCCAAAACGCATGCTTTGCAACCGACCCCAAAAGCAACGAAAACGTAACTGATGCTCTTATTGAGTTATTAATATGGGTGAGAAAGGTAGAAAAGAAATGACCGAAGAAACTAACTGGAAGCAATATCTGACCGAGGAAGTTCTAAAAGAGTGCTGGGATGCAGATAAACGTCCTGGTGGAGATTTACCTAATCGCACCTTCGATAACAGAAATGATATGATGGAGCTTTACAGATATATGTATGAGGATGATAGTTGGATCGAGTTTGAAAACTGGATTTATGAAAGAATATTTCTTCCGCACTATTATAAAGAGAAAAATTTTAACGCTTGGCTTTTCTGTCTTGGCAACGAAGATTACGAAAGCAGGTGTAAGATAGTGGCCGAGTTCTATGGGTATAAAGAAACGAAAGCGGTTTTAGAACGTCTCAAGGGAAGAAAACAGCCTGAAGATCATCCGGATGTTGAACTTGTGTGCGAAAATGATAACATCCCAGGAGATTTCGATGGAGTGATTAAAATTGCCGAACTTGAGAAAAGTAATTAACCAAATCATTGAGCAGCAAAATCAAATAGTGGACTACTTAAACCAAGGAGTGGACAAATGATTGAACGACAAGAACTTCATTGCCATAATTGCGATCAGTATGTGCAGTTTAATCTTGATCTTGAGTTAAATGGTAAGCACGTTCTGAACTGCCCAAAATGCGGCCATAAGCACTATAGATATATTAAGGATGGAAAAATATCAGACAGAAGATGGGGTCAAGACCCCTCTCAACAGAACGTCATTCAAGTGTCGAGTGTAACCGTAACCTATTCAGCAACAAGCACATATACGGCTTATGTGGATTCTGGAACTGGTGGATCAATCTTTCTTTATAGTTCGTGGATGACTGTATCAACAACGGCGTGCTAACTACTTCTGTGGTGGCGTGGTAGCCTGACATAAAGAGTCGCACTGGTAAAAACAGTAAGTAATGCGTCTTGGTCTATAATGGACTTTGTTGCAGACCAACTGCCCACAGAAGTTTTTTAAAGTAGTAGCACCAGCGCACCGATAAGCAAAGCCCCTGCTCCAAACCCACTAAGTAACATTGTCCATTGAGGTTTCCCGGCGGCCTTGATTTCTTCAAGTCTTGCCTTGTCTTTCTCAGATGCTATCTTACGTTCCGATTCAAGCTGCTTCATGGTTTCATCAAACTTCTTAGACATGGTTTCAACTTGTGTTTTAAGGGATTCTATTTGTATAGAAAGTTCTTTGACGGATACCTCATACTGAACCACCTGTTGCTCACAGATACGGCCCTTCTCAAGCTCAACGACTATTTTAGAGGCATCGGACTCGGTGAAACAGACCTCATTTGCCTGTGACGGTGTAACCCAAATTATTGAAACGAGCAGTAAGCTCAGCAGAATCCGCCGGCGGTTTGATATTATCTTTTCCATCTTTCAGTTCCTTTATCTTTTTAATGATGGTGTCGTATCGCTTTTGGCTTTCAATATAGGCGGTTTGGCTTAATTTTAACTGATGATTGAGGTCAGTTATTCTTTGGTCGTATTGCTTGATGGTTTCAAGTCTGATCTGGTCTGTAAGCCTTCCTATTACGTCAGGGTCAGGATGATACCGGCCCCAAAAGAAAGCCGCCACAATGACGATTATCGCCGCCGTAACCCCTATTGCTATCCAGTATTGCATCTTCATGTGTTCTCCACTATTCTTTAGGTTCTTCACAATCCTTTTTCTTATCTTTATTTTCAAGGAACTTCTTGCCCTGCCACACACCATAACTGATTGCATAAATAGCTATGATAAGTTCGGCAATCATTTTAAGGTTATCAGCTACTTCCTTTCTGAAAGCGGCTACAATAAACAGAGTCATCAAAACCATCGTAAACAGCATGTTAATAAAACTGCCACGGATAGTAATCGTCTTGTGATTAAAGATAAATCCTTTTTCTTTCATTATGCACCTATAATCGGCTCTCTCGAAATGGTTATAAATACTTTACTTGTCTTTAGCCCTGCTTGTAGTTTCGGCATGAACTGATTAAAGGCCGATTTGCTATTGCCTACGAAGTCTTTCGACTTGGTAAATCCAAGCAACAAACAGCCTTCTGTGTGGTCAGCCGTATTTCCGTTATGGATTCTGATTCCTTCAAAATTAGGGACGTTTAAAAGAAGCGGCATTGGTTTCTGAAACCTATTTGAGAAGTTAATTATGACTTCATAGGTGCCATAGGGAATAGCCGTCACTTTCTTGATCTTCTTATCCCGATACATATCTTCAAGGGTGTAGCAATACCACTTACCATCAATAAACAAGTCACTAATGGTTGAAATTGTCGTGAACTCTTTTCGGATCAGGTCAAGTTTCATCCCTCAGCGCCTTCTCAATTCTTTCAATCCTGTCCCTGTTTTGATTGTGGCAGTTCCTCAAAGCACCTACTTCAAAATAGAGTTCCATCCAATATCTGTAAATCTGATACCACCAGTCAAATGGATTCATATTCCACCCATTCTTTTCCGCAACATAAACACCGATACCTTATCCCGTTCCCACTGAGCCAATGGCTAATCAAATGGCTCCCGCACTGGCAGATCATTTAAACGTCCCCATTATAATTTCTTTGCCGTAATGGATTATCAGATATAACACCCCGCCGGCAGCGGCGAGCTTGAACAAGTACCAAAAAATTGAATCTCTCAGCCTGGTGATTGGTAGCCTGAACCATTTAAACTCCTCCAATTCATCCAGCCTTTTTTTTACCTCATCGCAAAAGATGTCGAGTCTCTTGGTAATATTGGCGACGTTGTGGCTAAGGCCGTTAGTAACAATCCTTTCAATAGCCTCCTGTTTTTCCTCAATCCTTGCGGATGTGTCAGCGTAAGCAATCTGCCGGACAATCATTCCATCGAGCTTTTGGTTGATGTCCCTCAATGATTCAACGAGTTCATGATGCGCACCACAAGTCCAGTTCTGTCTCCGTTCATCCATTCATCAAGCACCAGTCCTTATATTATTTCTGTATATTTATTTCCGAAATACTCCAGCATCTCTTTCTCCCAACAAGCAGGGTTCAGGTTCACTACTCGCTCATTTGTGACCATTGTTTCCCTGTCCTTTGTGACGCAGACCGCGTGGCCTTCTTTGTTGGAATAGAGGTTGAGGATTTCCGCCTTGATTCCGTGCTGCTTGAACCACCATTTTGCTAATGCAGCCGCACCGTCGCAATCATCAGCCAGCCCATTATAAACAACGGTGATAATCCACGGAGTCCAGTCACCCACCCGATCTTCCATCCACATATATCCATACATCAAGGATTCTATGGGTATTTGTAAGGTAGATGCCTTCATTCGTCGGGCTGCCGCAATCTTATTCAACCTGAACAGCCAGAACACGCAGTTCCGAATGAAAGACCAAATGGGCTTTGAGAAATAAACCGCTATCTTTCTGATAATGATCTGAAAAGTGGTCATATATTATAACCCCAAGTTAGCTTTTGCCACTCTGCCCCAATCCCTGCAAGATTCAACATATTCATTATAAGCCGCTGATTCTGCCGATGGCGACAAGCGAATCATTTTGATTTCGTCGTTGAGCGAATAAACCTCCCTGATTTTTGCTACCACTCTCTCGTTGATAAGCTGCACATGAGGCGACTCAGATTTGATTGACTCTTTGAGCTCATCGGTCAGCTCCACTTCTTCAACCGTGATTTGCTCCGGTTGAGCAGGTAAAATAATGCTGTCCGGTACACTGACATACGTTATCCCGTCAATCGTGCAAAGTTCGGTGATTCTGTCTTCTGTTTCAAGCAGGTTGTAATCAGGCTCCACAAGACAGTGCGTTGTATAGGCATCCTGAACCTTCTGATATTTATAAATCTTTGTCATGATTTTTTCTCCTTATAGTCAAAAGCGTAAGTCAACATTAAACATGATATGCTGCCGCCCGAAACCCAACATAGCTGCCGGAATGCCCGCGAATAGCGCTGAAACCCGCATACCAGACCCCCGCAACCGCCGTGCCGCCCCAACCGCTCGCCACGACGAGGCACATGTCATTACTTACATATACATAACAATAATCTTTACCAAAAAGATTAGTGCCTGTTGCATCCATGCCATCAGCATCTTTGGGTAGTCCAAGGCCTGAAAGTAGGTAGCCATCCCCAGATGTTGCCTCAGACAATACCTGATTTACGCCAGAACCAAATTTTTGCGCAAACGCATCGCCAGCGCCGAATGGTGGAGCAAATCTGTCCATCATGGCAGCAACACCTGTTGCGCCCCAATGGTCGGTCGCGGCTGCGACGCCATTCGTGAAGTCTTTCATGGATGTTGCTTCCTTGGCTGCGTAAAACGTCCCCAAGACACACGTTCCGGGATCAGCTCCGGCAATCATAGGCTGTCCCAAATGCAGAGGAATTAAACGCAACAGTGAAGGTATTGTCTCCGGTTTTTGTGATCGGCCAGACCTTGCTATTCAGACCAACCCAATCGGCCTGTGTGATCGCGGTTCCGATTTGCATAATATCGCCGTTAACAAGACCATGCCCAGTGATGGTGATCTCACAAGGATTGGCTCTGCTGATTGCTTCAATGGCTTTTGTGGATGCAATGCAGGTCGTGCCGATTGAGATTTCGTATATGAACCCATTGTCATCGGCACTCCCGCAATTCTGTCCGTTGTGGGTGGATTTAGCAAAAACATTTCCTGCGCCTCCACCATAACCTGCTGATCCAGTTTTTCCACAATTATCATACCCATCTGACTCCCAAGCAACCGTTGTATCATCAACATCCTTAAGGGCATTGTTATTGCAGCCTTTGGGGTAGTTGTAGGTTGCGTGATACCAGGCGCAATTCGCTGTTGACGTTGCCGCCTGTCCGTGCGCCAGTGATAACATTACGATTGCAGACCGTAGGAACTGAGACGAGCAAAAGAAGATACTGGAGGCATTGACCGCGCCATCCACGCCATCGCGCCTGTGAGCCAAATCAATGGCTGAGTAATAGAAATTCGCGCCGCCTGTTAAACCAGAAAACGGGTTGTGATCAGCATAAGACGACAACGGCAGGCCATTTTTAATGCTTGCGGCCGTGAATCCAGTACCATTGGCTACTTTGGAACACTTGTATTTGTCTCGGAAGAAGCCGAGTTTTTCAACTCCGCCATCAACAAAAGCCCTGTGCAGAGCGTAACCTGCCGCATTAGCCAGAGCAGTGGTGGGGTAAGTGTCAATGCCCTTGATGTCGATTGAGTTTACGCCATAGGTTGCGTATGTGGGATTGCTGGCATGAGCAATGCGATAATAGAATCTTGGCACCCAGATCATTACCGAGCCTTCTTTATAGATATAGTTTCCGTAGTTGTCAGAGCCAAGTTGGTCATATCCCGGCATTCCAACCATTCCATCAGGAAGATTGGCCGGAGGACAAATACCAACGCCAAAGCCCATTGCGCCTGGAACGCCAATGAGGTTTTCGGTAGGTAATCGAGAGTCCAGAACAGCCTTCGTATCCGCCGGTGTCATCGCACTTGCTGTATCCTTTCCTGCTATGGCTTTGGTGGAGCCAGAATAGACGGTGACACCACTTGCTAATGTCGTCGCTTGTTGCTTGAGGTTAGTAAAAGCTTCAGAAGCAGTTGATGCGCCTGTGCCTCCTTGCGTAACCGTCACTGGAATATCAGTAATACCTAAGTCAGTCGGCCCCCAATCTGAACCATCCCATAAGAAACATTGTCCTTCTCCTGGGGTGAGCGTAAATGTGACTGAATGGGCAACGACTGAAAGGTTGTTGTTGGAAGTGTCATTGTTGATGACCATGAATTTCCTGATGGTCGCCGCGGTCGTCGGATTCTGAAGTGTCTGTGTATTTCCCGCCGCAGACAGAGTTACCACAACACCATTAAAGGCATCAACGATTGCCGTAGTAACCGCTGCGTTTAAAGCAGGGTCTTCCGAGGCGGTAAATGTTTCGGTAATAGTAGCGCCGCTAATTGTTCCACCCGTAACCGCTATGTTTGAAAACGTCTGTTTCCCCGTCCAAATATTTGCCCTGGCAAGAAAGTGCCTTATTTCATCCCATCCCATTATCATTACCTCCTATTGAATTGCGACGTCGAGAGTAACGGCAATCGCGCTAGACCCGCCAGTCTCGGTTACTTTAAATTTCATCCAGCCGCACGTTTCAGGGTAAAAACTGTAAAATCCCTTCCCGTTAATGCTTGGCCCGGATGCCTTAGTAAACTCGGTCACAATGTCTGATGCGCCTGACGGTTCGATGAAGACAGAATTATTATTTGAACATAGATATTCCACCTTCGCTGTGCCATCACCCGTCACCACCAACTGAATCGAGAAGTAGCCAAGTTGGGCAATATTCCTCAAGTCAATAGCCGCACTTGTTGAACTGCCTCCGGCCACAACCGCTTCGGCGGAAAAGAGCCTTGTGGTTTTAACGAAATTGTTTCCCATGTTGCTTCCTCCTCATAAAAAATTAATAGTTTTGTTGGTCTTCTAAATCCTTATACAACCTCTTCACTCTTTCATCAAATAATTTATTATCAATGTATCCTTTCCTGTAAAGGCTTCTTGCGTCGCTGATTTGCCGCTTTATTCTTTCCCTTTTGGCAATTCTTTCATCTTTATCCATGGACTTTAAGGCAGACGCTTGTTTGGCTTTCTGTGAGGCTTTATAGTATTCCTCTTTAATGCCTTGATTTGATTCTTTTAAAAACGAACCCATGATATTCAGCCCGGGTAAGCTACTAATTTGCTCCCAGACACCTTTCGGATCTTGGCCTTTGTTAAACTTGTAGAGCAATCCTCCGCCGACAGAGTTCCAAGTGTTTTTGGACATTTCCATTAGACGATAAGGTTCTCCTGCGTCCCATTCTTTTCGGTTGACTATATTCTGTCCACGATACCAATCTTGGGGGTTTACGTCCATAGCATATAAACCCCAATTTAAAATAGCTTTGATAACGGGGTTAAAACTGTAAGGCTGGTCTGCGGCAACGCTCTCAAACGCTTTTTTAAACTCCAAATTAAATAAATCCCATGCAATCACACCAAAAAACTGCCCCATATAAGATTGAGGCATCCGCAGATAAACAGCCTTGCCATCTGCCGTTTTGCTGAACGGAACAACAAGATAATTGGCCTTGTCATAATTGGAGATTCGTTTAATAATATCTTCTGCATCGTCTCCGAAAGCCCCTAATGCAGCCAACGCCAGAACTGCTTTGGGCATAAAGCTATACTTGACCATCTTCCATGTATAGGCCGCTTTGCCATCCTGAAAAGACTCCCACGAACTTCTAAATCCTTCCTTACCAACATTGGAATATAGAAATAGATTATTAGTTACTAATTGCCACGCCCCTCGTCTATAAACATCAGGGGTTCCGATTCTGCTTCGGACAACGTGGCCTATTTCCCTTTCGGTCATGTTGGTGTTTTCTTTCATCCACCTGTAGCCAGCAATCTTACCGGCACGTTCGGATACCTTCCCCAAATCGCCCAAGAAGTCCCACGCTTGAAGTATTTTCTCAATAACGATTTGTCTTTCTTTTTCTCCGTGATGGCCAAACTTAGCATATAGTTTATCAAACTCTGTATCATCAGACAGTTCATCGGACAAATGATACTGTCTGTCAATAACCAGCATTTTTGCTTTTTTCATCTGCTGGACAACATCCAACTTCTTGCCTTGCATGACTTCTCCCCATGCGTCAACAAAGGCTTTACGGTAGTAGGGGAGTAGATTAGTTACTTTTGCCCCCGGTATGTTTTGCGCGGTTCCTAAATAATCTCTTACCACGTTCCTGACCATCCATATCGGATTTCTATTAACCAACAAAGCCTTCACGGGCATCATCAAAGCATTAAAGAACCTTAGAACGTGCATAGCCTCAATGGGTTTATTGTTGAAGTCGTCGGCTATTTCTTTCGTAATATAAAACGCTTCAACTTTGCCGTTTTTAAGATATGAAATCATCCCCATTTTCGGGTCTTTGGGTTCCACGAACATCTGGGCAGTCCCACTAAATTTCTTTTCTGCTGGTTGAATCTGGTCTTGAAGTTCCTCGTTTTCAGAAAAAGTCTTGTGGAGTTCCTTCTTATACATGGTAATTTCAGCGGCACGCATTAAAGATATGTCTTTGAATATCGTAGCTATAAATGGGTTTTGAATATTCTGAAATGTCCCTAGTGTGTGATAAACTTTCCCCAAGGCACTTTGGGCATGGCCCCCATACATCTTGTCCATATAGGCTGTAACATTGAAAGTCAGGTAGTTCTTTTCGGTTTTTATGGTGTTTAACAAGGCTTCACTATACATCCCCGCTTCTTCGAGTTTCGGTATAACGTATTCCTGTCTCATGTCGCTAAACTTCTCAAGGAATCCCCTTAAGGTATTGAATCTTTCTGTGCCTAGTTTTGTTTTGAGATGTTCAATCTGCTCGTCGGAGAAGTAACCGCCCATGCCTCCGGGGTTGGCAACATTCCTTCTCTGTGTGGCTGTCCGCATTAACGTCCCAAGATACCCCAGGTCGTCTTCCGTGAATCCTGCTTTTTCCAGTGGTGCAATAATTTTCTGTTTTACTTCCTCAAGGTAAAAATCAGCCTCGGAAGCAAGATAGTTACGTTCTTCTTTGAAATATTCAAGTGTATTTGCGGCTGTTATCTTACCGGCCTTTTTGAGCTTCTTAACAGATTCCATCAAGGCAACGTTTCGGTCAATCAAACCCTTGTAAAGTTCCCTTAAAATATTCCGTGGGCTGATCTTGTTATCGGCCTTGATTTGATCCATAATCTCTTGCTCTTTGGTCTTGTGACCTTTCTGCATCTCATAGATATACTTTTCCCGTCTCTCCAAAACCGCTTCCCGATTAGTCGCTAATTTCTGATAAGTATCGTAGGTTTTCTTTACTTCCGGCTTGGCCTCAATCCACGATAGGAAAGCTTTGTAAAAAGTAGGAGTTTCCCTCTGCATCAATTCTGGATAGTTGATAAACACACTAAACGCATCGGCGTAGAGTTCCTTGCTCGACCATCGGTATTTCCTGTAAGATGAATCAACTGAATCGTCAAACGGCGTCCATAGTTTAGTAAGCTTCTTGAGTTCATCGGTAATAACTTCTTTGCGGTAGAGGACTCTCTTGCTAATTTCCTTCTGTAAAAGTTCTTTAAATCGTTTGTAGATAGTCTGCTGATCATATTTGACACCGGGAATAACTCTCTCAACGGTTTCCTTGACGGTCTCCGTTCCGACTTGTTTCTTGGTTCCGAATTGAGCAACACGTTCATCAACAATATCTTTCATGGCCTTCAGAACGATTTGCTTCTTTTCTTTAGTTTCGGCCCTCTGTAAGTATTCGTAAAGTTCGGGAGCTATGGTTCCCTCAACCCTGCCTTTCATTAAATCTAAGATGATTTCGGGGGATATTCCAGAAACTTCAAATTGGGGAATCTCCCTGATGATTTCCTCAACGATGACCTCATCGGGTTTCTCTTCTTCCTTAATCTGCTCTCTGGCTTCCTTTTGGAGTCTGGACTTGTCTTCTTTGGTCAAAAGCCCGGGGGCACCCTTGAACTCCTCTAAATAGTTTTTCATATATCTATTCAAAGAAGCTATCCGGCCTAAGATGTTTCCTCTGGTCATCAGGTGGTTTGGTATGTAGTCAACCAAGTGCCCTATTTCGTGTGCCAAGACCTTTGAGGCAGTCTCAATGTCACTAAAGATGCTGGCCTTCAAAAGAATATTACCTTCACCTTGTGGGATGAATTTGCCAAAGGCGGAATTACCGAAAGCAGACCTTACAACGGCTTTAATGCCGGGGAACTTCCCACCCATCAAATCACGAGCCAGCATGACGGTTTCAGGAAATTCAAGCGACCGTCTTAATCTTTTCACATAGTCATCTATTTCTTTTCTCTTGGATTCAAAGGATCCTAAGTCATATTCAGGAGGGACAGGTTCAGAGGCTTCGCCAAAGGCTTCCTTTTCTTGCCGTTGAAACTTGGTATCTTGTTTGTTAGGTGTCGAAGCAATAACTGCTTTTCTGGCTTCTTGTATTTTGATTGCTCTGTCCGTGCCGGTCAGAAGATGTTCGTAATGATCCCATCCACCAACGATAGAAGCGGACATCTCCTCGCGCATTTGGTCTTCATTGTAGCCGACCCGTTCCGCCGTATCTATGAACTCTGGGTGTTTAGAATTAAGACCATCCCTGATCACCTCAATAGACAGATTTCCCTGTTTACTTAAAATATGGCTTGTTTCATGCGACATGAAGTAGGCAAAACTGTCACCGGAAACAGGAGAAATGAATACCGCTTTAAGGTTATGGTTTACAGACATTCCCCATGGAACGGGAGAAATGGGAACGGTGGTATATCCAAGGGACGAAAAGTGATCCCTGGCTACTTTGAACTCTGGTGTGTCTATTAATTCGGGCGCAAAAACAACACTTTCCCATTGGGGCCGCTCAGTTTCTTCGCCAAGTCCGCGCACGTTTTCGTCAAAGATCCGTCCAAGTTGTAATCTGCCGGGATATGGTATTCCATTGTCTCGCTCTCGACGTGAATCATCGGCAAACCCCACATCCCCGTTTTCTCGTGTAGTTCTGTTGTGTTCATATTGTTCCTCCACTTTCTTTTTCCAATAGTTGCGAATTGTGTCATCAATCGGAAGATTATTCCACTCTCCTTGAGTTGAATAACGATTATCCGATTCCGCTACCTTTTGCAACGGGGCCTCTTCTTCCCGTAATGCGCCATCTCGTCCCATCGGGGCTTCAGTATTTCTATTTCTGTCTGGTATGGCACGTTGGCTGTCGTTGTATCTTTGCCTGTATTCCCAGTATCTTTTTTCTGCTTCGTCTTCTCTGGTAAATGTTCCATTGAACCTCCTATATTGGTATCCATAAAAAGATAACGGCCTCATAAAGAGTCCTTCGTTCCCGGTGGTATCCAATTCCCCGTTGATATTAACATGAGCCACAAAAATATCCAGCCCGTCGTAATATAATTTGTCGGCCTCTGCTCTGGTTATGGGGACATACCCCATTGCGACAAAATTACGGGGCTTCTGCCAGAACTTAAGCGGGAGGCTTTCTAATTGCTTCTGGATATCCATGCCCTCCCACCACTTATAATTGGGATTGTCCGAACGCGAAAACATCGGCTGGCTACGGCGAACAGGTGAACGCTGAAATTCGACCGGAACTTCTTGTTCTTGCCTTCTGGCGAATCGGATATCGGGTGTTTTTGCTTTATACGAATCCATAAACTCCAATAAAGCATCGCCCGTTAGGACAACATCTGGGGTTATGTTAGAGGCCGTTACAAAATCGCCTGGTTCAACCCCGAATGCTTCACGATTATTTCCAAATCCACCTTCCTCATAAAGTTCTGTTTCGTATAGTTTATTTTTCTCACCATAGGCGTTTTCAACGATTGTTTGCGCCCCGTTACTATCTCCAAGAACTTGATATATGTCCGTGTGCTTAGCTTCGCCGTATTGGTCATCAATATTATCAATAACGGCTAAATATCCGTGGTTTTTAATATCATCTCTGGTTACATCGTTATAGTTTTTTCCAAGTTTTCTTGCTGTTTGCATCCGCAACCAATCCGGTAAATCTGCATAAAAAGAAACAGGGATAAAATTATTTTCAACATCCATCTCTTCTTCAGTAGCACCAGATAAGACCTCACTAACCCAATCGCCAAACGTAGGCTCTATCCCATTTTTAACAACACTTGCAATGTCGCCGGTTCCGCTATGGAAAAATATCTTGTGTTTTATCGGTGTTTCGTCTTCTTGTGGCGTATAGTTGTCGGCCTTTTCAACAATCGCCCATGCTTTTTTTGCATCCGGGGAAACAAGTTCTTTTGGAGGCAATGCTAGTGTTTCATGGCCGTGGTGAGCTATCTTGAAGTTGACGCCCTCACCCCCAAACTCCTTAAACGCATCCTGCAGCACTACCCGGACTTCCGCATCGGACAACTTGACGTCCAGTCCGACAGCCCTTAAAAGGTCATGAAATATAGCAACCAATTTATCATACCACTTGGGTTGGGACTCATAGGACTGGTTGCAAAGCCATTCCTCGCACGCCTGTCTTCTGCCCTGAAGAGTATTGATGTTTAAATGCCTGTGAGTTTTTTTGACTAATTGTTTTACTTCTTCAGCGTGCGCCCCGTAAATAGCATCCATCAGGGCTTCATATTTCACCCTGACAGGCATTATCTTGCCCTGTGTCTGTCTCTGGAAGAATTTTCCCAATCCGCTATGGGTCAACTCGTGAGCAAATGTTCTAAGGGTTTCTTCTTCGTTTCTTATATTGTTGGCTACCAGATAAACTTCCCCGTTATGGGTGAATCCCATAGCATCGTCTATCCCGTCTCGTTCCATGATCCTCTGGACGATTTCGGGGCAATTCTGGTTAGACTGAACGACATTGACCTTCGGGGCATTGGGGATGGACTCAAGTGCCTGGTTAATAACAGACTGAACCTCGGTCTGCTGGAGGCCGGCGGGGGCGGCACCGCGCTGATAACGGAGGTCTTCCTTGTTAGGGTTGAACCTCTCAGATAACGGGATGACATTTCCATTGTCGTTGTAGGTGATAGGGTCAGCCATTTTTATTTGATTCGGATCAAGAGCAACCCACCAATGCTCGGTCGCGTCCCTGTCAACTCCCCTATTAACGTCCGCATTCCAAATGACAACGCCATCCTTTCCGGCGTCACGAATATCAGCCCTGACATCCTCTTCAGTGGCGAACCCCCTGACGTAATCAAACCATTCTTCTTGACCATCAAACTCCATTGGATTTTTGATTTTTATGTAGGCGGAAATTACCCGCCCTTCTTCTTCACCCACTCGGTTACGTGCGAAACGTCGCGCCGCTGACAATGCCGTGGAGCGGCGATCAGTAAACATGAACCCTATCCCAGAGTCAGGCCCCACGTTGGACATTTCCGCAGCATTATCAAACACGGTAAATTGCTCTGTCGTGCCATGATAAACTTTCTTCCGGGGGGAAGCGAAGGTATCGTAAGATTGCCAATTCTTTGCCGCTTCATCCACCATCTTCTGTAATTCGTCACGGTTCTTTTCAGGGTCTTTGGCAAGTTCAAGATAGCGAGCATCCTGGTTTTTGCGCTGAAATGAAACATCTTTCGGCGCACTGAACATCTCTTTGTAAAGTTCGGGATACTTGGTTTTGATTTCCTCTTTCGTTGATTCCGCATTTTTGATTTTATTATCGAGCTGGTTATATACTAAACTACTTTTCTGGAAAACGTCATCAGATGAAGGTGTTTTACCATTAAACCTACCGCTTAGTGATTTGAGTGTAATTTTCTTGTCGTTTATATCACTGACAATTTTATGCCACATAGCGGCCTCTGTCTCTTCTTCCGTGGTGTCGCTGTAAAACTTGTATTGCTCGGCTAACGCTTCCTTCTCTGCCGTTTCTTGCTTTTCTACTTCTTTGTATAATTCAGGATATTCCTCTTTCATGGCCTGCTTCATTTTAGCGGCCTCTTCGGTGCGTCCTTCTTCTTTGTAGTAACGATATAGCTTTGTGTAATCTTCCCACGCTTCCTTTTGGATGTCAGTCAATGGCTTTCCCGTGGGTTTCTTAGATGGCATCGGCGGCTTTATGTCTGGTAGGACTGTGTTGATTGACAGGGACTTAAACTTCTTTTTAAACAAAAGAAGATTGTATAAAGTATTCGGGACTTTATACCGTCCGTCATTAGGGACTTCAATAATAACAGTCGGCTCATCTTTCGGAGACTCCCGTGTGAATTTTCCATTTGATACCTTTTCGTCTATTTCGGCATCGGTTATCTTGTCCGGCGTTCCGTTTATTTCACGCCAATACTGTCTTGCCTTGATAATCAAGTCATCGAGTTTATCCAAGACATATTCCTTCTGCTCTTTGGGCGTAGTTACGTTCTTTTCCGCTGTCTTGGTAGCAGGAATGACTTTAGATTCAGGTATGTTTTTATCACGTTCTCTTAGTTTTGTTTTGTATAAAATACCCCTTGCCTCTTCCTGTTTTTGTTCTGCCGTTCTCAGTGCTTCTTCCGCTGCCCTTCGTTCAGCGTTATATTTCAGTTCTGTTTTTGGATTCCTAGAGTATTTACGAGCTGCTTCATTATATTTCTCTCTGGCGGCAATGGCTTCTTGACTGGCATCATCAAGTGCTTTTTGCGCTGTGGCTATATCCATGATTGGTTCGGCAGCCTTTTTCTCTTCCTTCTTGGGGACAGGCACAAATTTCTCTAAAGGTCCATACGTTGATGCGTGCAGTGTATTGTATTCTTCTGGGGTTAGTTTGCCATTGGCTAGGGCTTGCTGAATATGCTGTCTATGTATGTTTTCAGGGGTTACGTCGTTATAATTAAAATTATCCCCAAATGCAAGTTGCATCCATCTTCTGAAATTACTGATTGCTTCTTCCGAGTATCCCCTTGCACGAGAAAAAGTTTCCCAATCTCCACGATTATAGGCATCAATAGCGTCTTGTGATGCTGGAACCCCTTCACCATCTTGCATTTCTTGGTTATCGGTGAGTTTTTCATATTTCATTAGTTCTGCTTCATATTCCTCTCGCGTCATCTGCCACGGTTCTTTGGCTTCCTCTGCCAATGCCAGTTTTTCATCAGCGACAACTTCACCTTGTCTGTAACGTGGTAAATTCCGTGCTTCATCGGAAGAGATAATGTGTATGTTTTTTACTGGAGTTTTACCATTAGGTAGTTCATATATTTTTATTTCGCGAATACCATTATCTAAGTCCATCATGTAATATTCTATTGTGTCATCTAAATTAATATCGCTCTTATTAACCTCTCCAACAAGAACACTTTTCCCCTTACTATACTCTCCAAACTTAGCAGCAGATGGCCCGTCTATTGTCCAATTTGTTCCTGGTTTAGCAGTGTCTATTTCAGATTTTTTTGTGCTTAAAGCCCTATAAACTTTTAATTTCTCTGGTAAATTAGACACAAAATCAATAGCTGATTGAAATTCACTGTCTGGTATGTTATCTGCTAATTCACCAAGCCTATCTGGCGCGGCCATACGTCGTTTTAATTCATCTACTGTAATTTGCCATGGTTCTTTAACTCTCTTTTTCTCGGCCTCTGCCTTACGCCTTATTTCTCGTTCAGTAATTGTTTCAGTAGAGGCTGCTTCTTCTGCAAACTTAGCCTGTGTTTCCTTGAATGTTCTCTCGGCTCTCTCGGCGAATGTTTCGGCCTTCGGGGTTGTCTTGGCTGCCCTATTAAACGAATCTTCGTCAATGACATCTTTTATTATATAGACTGGAACTTTATCAATCCCAGCAGCCAATGCCGCAATTGCCCTATGCCTGCCTTCTTGGTCTCCTTTAGATTTTTCGACCCATAATGCGGGAAATTTTCTACCACCATCACCCCTTGCTAACCGGCGCATTGCTAAAGTATATTTTTCTGTTAGGCGGTGCGTCTGTGATTTTATTTCTTCTTCTGCCGTTGTCCCCTTTGCTTCCGCCGATAAGTCAAGATATTGGCTAGGGGAAATCCACGAAAAAGAAAACTCTTTCCCTTTTTCTTTTTTGTAGTATTCAGGGTTACTAATCATTTCTTCAATAAAGGGTGCGTCTGGCTTTTCATCAAATACCAGGACTGCTTTTGCTCCCGGTCGTGCCCCCAGCGATTTTGTTCCCTGAACCACAGGCGCGGCATGGGCAAGTCTGATGCTATCAATTCTATCCTGTGGTAATGTCTTTTCTCTAAGGTATCTATCGAGTTCAGTTTCCGTTGCAGATATTAATCGCTCAACCCTATCCGCTTCCCGTGTTGATTTCGCGGCAGACTTTTCTTTTGTTAAGCTAGCCAGTCTATTGATAAGTTCTGCTTTATATTCAATTAATTGACCTTTTATCGCCTTCTTAACTTCTTCGGTGTCTTCCGGTTGAGTCGGTTTGGTTTCGGCATTTGGTGCCAGTTCAACTTTCTTCAATTCTGGATAGTCAGGATGTTCAGTTATTTTCCCCTCGGCTATTGCTTGCCGAACAATATCTTTATGATTATATTTCCGTTGCCCTGCGTCTATGGCGTCGGATTCGTTTCTAATGTATCCAGCGTAAGATTTTAAATTATCGGCTACTCTGGCAATCCTATCTTTACTATAAAGCGTCAACGCCCTAGGAGTCGCGCTTACGCCATTGGAAAGTTTATATTCATTCCCTTTTTTCGACAATATCAGCCCATATTTGCGGTATTCACCACGTAAGTCATCAAATTCTCCAATATATTCTTTTGGAGCATATTCAGATTCTTTTTCAATTACATCAGCTAGTTTTGCTGGCATGGTAGGAGCGTATTCATTTACCGTCATTTCCCACGGTTCTTTGACTTCCGTCTTGACCTCGTCCGCGCTACCTTCGAGTAGTTTGGGCTCGGGAGGCACGACCTTTTCTGCTGGTTTTGTTAGTTCTGCCAATCTCGTTTTCTTCTGTTCTAAATCAACCGCCCTTTTTTCATACTGCGTTTCTCCTTTGTGATTTGCATTTCTGGAAAGATACTCTTCCTGCTGGACAATTTGATTTTGAAGTTTTTCAACTCTCTTTGCCATTGCCGGTGGAAGTTCTTCTTCTATTGTATCTGGCGGTTCAAAACCAGGAACGTCCTGCTCAACGGTATTCACCAGGGATTCGTCAATCTTTTTCGTGACGTTTTCAGTTATTAATCCATTAATACTGTCTCTTAACTGTGGATATTTTTCTTTGAATCTGTCAAGGTCGGTATCATCAAAAATTCCACTGTTCTGAGCTTCCTTAATAATTCCAACTGCAACGTCAGGAGTAAAATCATCATCACCATATTTCCCTGTTTTTAGTCCTTCATCAATATCCATTGAGATCATGGCTCCGGCTTTTAACTTTTCAATATATTGCGCTGCTGCTTTTTCCTCCTGGTCTTTACTTCTTAGTTTATTGGATACTCCAGCCAGCCCACCAGTAAGAATAGTCATAAATGCCGTTGGGCCGATAACATCAATAGCTTCTCCGATCGGATTTGCGTTTGGTCTTATTCCTGAATATTTCTCTACCTCGGCTTCCAGTCCGGCTTGCCCTGTTTCAGTCCCGGTCTCAACGCCGATAGTCTTTATTAAATCTTTTACAAACTCCTTTGCCCCTCTTTTGGTAATTTCTGACTCGTCAAGACGAAATAATTTTGCAAGATATTTTGTTCCAAAAAATTCGCCCGCTGATTCAATCGCACCGGTTAAATAAGGGGAAAGTCCAGGATCAACTCCCGTCTGCTCTGCTGTATCTTTAGTTTGTTGCGCTTGCGATAACCCGAATAAAGTCGCTGTTGACCCAGCAGCAATATTCGTAGCTGACTTTGCAGCAGCCGTGGCTTCTGCTATCTTTCCGGCCTTTAGTAAAGCATTAACACCCTTAATTCCGCTCGCTGCTGTTCCAATAACACCTGCTGGAAGAAGAGAAGGAGCTAGCATTTTAGTTCCTTCATAGACGATTCTATCCAGTCCAGTTCTCTCTATCTCCGGTCCATATATTTCCTGCCTCTTCTCTTCCGCCCAATCCTTTAATGATTTACCTGCTTTTTCAATCCCTTCGAATGGAAGATGAGAACCAGCAAACTGCAAAGCTCCGCCAATCATCGATGGTAATTCTGTTGTAATACCCTCCGCTCCACCTTGTAGAAATGATTTTACAACATTTCCGCTTGACTGACCAACGCTGGCCCTCAGTTTATCCTCGAACGTTGGATTACGTTGCCGACGGTCTTCTTCCAGAATAGACCCGATACCAGCAGACTGTTTCCATGTATCAAAATCAGGCTCTCCGTTGTGGTAACCTTTTTGATATGCGTCTTTGGCAACATCCTCCAGGGATGCGTCACCGTAAAAGTCCTTATATTTATCTCGATACCTGATAATGTCAAAAGGCATTTTTAACTCCTGTTACAATAGTCCAGCTCTTAACCGATTTCGCGCTTGTCGTTTTTTCCTTTCTTCATCCGTTTCTCTCGTTGCATTTTTTTGTACGGTATCCCAGTATTGTTTATTAGCTTCTACTTCTTTGGGACTATTGAAAAAAGAAAATCCGGTAGCAGATCTCCTCGTCTTGTTAAACTCATTTTCTCGTTGTTCTAATGTGGGAGTGGATGGAACGTTCTTTACAACTGGTATTGGCGTTTTCACGGAAGCACCACCGTTAGTATCAGGAGTAATGAAACTGCCTTTATCATTCCCGGACGGAACGACTATTTCGCTTTTTTTTGTTGTCTCCTGTTTTATTGTCGGCTGTCCTTTGGCTCCCAAACCAAGAGTTCCCAGTATATCATCCTGGTTATATTTTTTGCCAATTTCTTGGCGCAGGGTTTGCGCATTAAAACGTCCAAGATTCTCATTAACTCTCTCCTTGTACAAACCAAGATTATATGTACGGGCGTTATTAAGACGATCTGTATCTTCCATTAACGTCTGCCGAGCTAACGCGCCGGCATTGTTTTCGCGTGCAACAGCCAAAGACCCGGCGCCGGACTGTTTCCCGACATCAAGTTGCGTATTTCGTCCCCTGAGCTCTTTCAGATAGGCTTCTTCGCTACCTTTCCTGAGCAAGTCATCTTCCCGTTCTCTCTCTTCTTTGCTGTTAAGGGCGAAAATATCATCTGTTCCACCTTTCCTTTTTTTAACCATATCCAGTACTTCATTAATTAATCCCTGAAGATTTACACGTCCCATAATTATGCTCCTTTAATGCTTCACTTAACTGCCATCGTTCCACAAATTTTCACACCTTTATCCGAAAGTACGTACAGGGAATTATGGCATATTTATCATTAATAGACAATGTTTTTGTATAAGTGTTGCTGTCTTTTAAATACATCTGATCCAGTGATGAAAAAGCTTTAGTGGCTGGAGTAATAGAATCCATCTTTAAAACGGCCACCCTATCACCAACGCTGTATACAAGGAAATCAGATGATTCTATTTTGATTTGGCATCCCTGAACAGAAACAAGGTATAAATTACCAGCCCTGCCATCTACTCTGTCGTCTTCCAACGTAACTCCCATTACAATCCCGGATGTAAGATTTCTAGTTTCCATCCAGTTCCCAGCATACAAAAACGGATTACTCTCCTGAAACCACCAGACATGAGGTGGACAGGCGACCGGGCGGACAAGTATTCCGATGAACTCTCCCGGAACCGGGAAGGTAGAATCTTTATGTATCCAGTACCGCATCCATAATTTTTGTTTAATATCTTCTCCGTAATCCTTTATATTGCTAGCCCACAACTCCACATCACGGGAAGCAACAGGGGCATAAGCGGACGTATCGTCTGAATTATTGTTATTCTGTGAGGGTATAGATATTTCCGGTTTATAATAGGCACTTTCAATAAGGTGTCGTCCAAAACAATAATTTAGTCCGGCGTCTTTCATA